GTAGCTATCCAAGTAACTTCTTAAATGCATTAGATGACCCAATGTTGAGACTTCAATCTCAGGTTCATATATTCTTCGATATGGGGCTACTTAGCTTCAGAAACAATAATAAGGAAGTTTGGTATAGTACCCCAACTAATAAGAAAAAAATGATTAATGTACCTTACGGTGAAGACCCATATATGTTGGTTGCAATGTATTTGAAAACCGATGAAGGTATCGAAGCATTGAAAATGTTAGAGCATCACTTAGAAAATATATAAAAAATTATATTACATTTGTAATGTTGTTTTAGAGTTATGCTCAATTGTTTGTTTGGTAAAGGTGTCCTCGTGGCACCTTTATTTTTTTGTATCTTTGTGAAAAGATATTTTCATGATTAACTCAGTAAGAAACACCGTATTGTCTATTCTTAATAAGAATAACTACGGATATATTTCCCCATCAGACTTTAACTTGTTTGCTAAACAAGCTCAGATGGAGATATATGAAGAGTATTACAGCAGCTATAATAAAACTATAAATGCTGAGAATGCAAGGATATCAGGGACTGAATATGCTGATATTGAAAATCCTATAGCAGAAGTATTAGAATCTTTTTTAAGAAACGACACGCTTACTCAAGTAGGTGTAAACACCAATCAGTACTACACACCATCATTAATAACCACAGGTTATGATATGTATATGATTAGTAGACTTACTTGTTTTGATGTGTCAGGGACAAATAGATTAGGAGATGCTGAGAAAGTAGCTAATGCAAGATTATATATGCTTTTAGACTCTTCACTTACATCACCAACAGAGATGTTCCCATCTTATATTATTGAGGACAATATTATAACTGTTTACCCTGATACAATTAACGGTCCATCTTCTCTTAAGTGCGCATATTTTAGATTACCAAAAGAACCTAAATGGACTTATATAAACCTATCTAATGGTGAGCCTGCATTTGACCAATCACAACCTGACTATCAGGATTTTGAACTTCCGGGAGAAGATGAATATAAATTAGTGATGAAGATACTTCAATACTGTGGTATGTCAATTAGAGAATTACAGGTTACACAATATGGTATTCAGCAGGAGCAATCAGAGAATCCTGCATTTAGTACACAACAATAATAGATTATGGCATATATTTCACAATATCAGTACTATGAGAATGGCGGTAATCAGCCTGAAGATGCCAATTGGGGGTCATATCAATATGTGAGCCTTAAAGATATTGTCAACAATTTTATGTTGATGTATTCAGGCAATCACTCATTAGTAAATAATGAAGAAAAATATAAGATTATATTTCACGCAAAGAGAGCTATTCAAGAGCTTAATTATGATGCGTTCAAAGAAATAAAGGTATTACAACTAACTGTATGTGACCAACTTCGCTTTGTTCTACCATCTGATTATGTCAATTGGGTACGCATATCTTTATATAAAGATGGCCTAATTAGACCAATGACTGAAAATATTCAAGTTCAGTCAGCAAAAGCGTATCTTCAAGATAATGATTGCAAGATATTATTCGACCAAGATGGAAATGCTCTTGAACCCCAATTTTCTGAGCTTGATTGGGATAGAATCACAGGGGTTCAAAAGAGCATATACCTAAATCCTCAAAGCCCGTACAATGGACAGTATGGTTGGAATTATGATGGGATTTGGTATTTTGAGGCAGGAATTGGAGATAGATATGGCTTAAATACAGAGACAGCTAACGCAAATCCAACATTTACTATTGATAAAAAGGCAGGAGTTATTAACTTTAGTTCTTTTATGTCAGGAGAGTCTGTTATTCTTGAATACGTTTCAGATGGAATGGAGAATGGTAACGATAGCCTTGTTACCGTAAACAAACTATTTGAGAAGTATGTCTATGCTTATATTCAGTACGAGATACTAAACTCAAAGCTTGGTGTACAGGAATATATTGTAACTAGAGCTAGAAAAGAAAGAGGAGCTCTCTTGCGTAATGCAAAAATTAGATTAAGCAATATTCACCCCGGACGTTTGTTAATGAACTTACGTGGTCAGAATAAGTGGATAAAGTAGTATGGCAAAGCTTACAAGAAATTTCAATAGGGGCGTAATGAATAAAGTCGTTGATGAACGACTATTACCCGATGGACAGTATATTGATGCGCTTAATGTGCGTATGGGCTCAACAGAGCTGTCAAATATAGGCTCAATAGAGAATACCAAAGGGAATACAAAGCTCAGCACATTGGTATATATTGACGGCACACCTCTTAGTAGTGATGCAAGAACTATTGGTGCCTTTGAGGATGGAGCTAATGAGACCATATATTGGTTTGTTCACGACTCTAATTTTCCTGTTGGGGCAACAGGTAAGCTTGACCTAATTGTATCTTTTAATATACTAACAAATATATTAACGTATCACGTTATAAGTATTGACGATGGCGGTGGTGTAGATACTACCCTAAACTTTAATGAGAAGTATGTCATAACAGGAGTAAATAAAATTGACGACTTATTGTTTTGGACTGATGACTATAATCCTCCAAGATTTATAAACGTAAAAGAAAATTATCCTAATCCATCATCAGGAAATATTGACTACTATGTAGCACCAACAGGTACATTACCTGATGTGTTTAAAGAAAGATTACAGGTTATTAAAAAACCACCTGTGCAATCACCTGAGATACAGCTAGTAAATTTACCGGGTCAGGAGAACTTCTTAGAAGAGAGGTTTATTTGTTTTGCATACCGATATAGATATGCTGATAATCAATACTCTGCAATCTCTCAGTTTACTGAGCCTGCATTTATGCCTGAGTCTTTTGATTTCAATGATTCAGATTACTTAAACAATGGTATGATAAATGCATTCAATACCGTTGATATAACATATAATACAGGCGGTCCATTAGTTGTAGGTGTAGACTTACTATTTAAAGAGATGGAGAGCAACGTCATTAGGGTTATTGAGAAGCTTGATAAGAGTGAGCTTGGACTCTCTAATGATACTGACTATACGTACTCATTCTCTAACAGTAAGATTTATACAATCCTTCCTGAGTCAGAAATACTTAGGTTATATGACAATGTTCCATTGTTAGCCAAGGCTCAGACTATGATGGGTAACCGACTGATGTACGGTAATTATCTTGAGGGATATGACTTACTAGATAAGAATGGACAATCAGTAAAGTTTGAATACTCTACTTCTTTAAACTCTGAAAATATTGGATTAACAGAAATTTCAAATACCCTGTCATCGGGCAACTATAATATAAATGGAGCTGTTTCAATTAACAATTCAGTAGTAGATGTTGACTTATCAGGAATACAACTTACTGAAGGAGCGTTAATTACAATTGATTTTTCACTTAGTCATTCAGCATTTTCAGGAAGTACACCATATCCTGTTCAAACAAATAATGATATAAATATATCGTTCAATTATTATCTACCTCAGGATTTTGCTAGTGTATCTGACATGGTATCTGACACATCTTTTCAAGATGCAATCGGTACTGCTATAAATGTTCAACCAATGGCCAATGCATGTAATGGTATTACGCTATCAGATGTATTTAATTGTCAAATGTTAGCTACATTAGATACGTATTTAAAGTATACAAGTGGTATAAACACGGCAAACTTATTGGTTTCTGCGGTGAATACGGCAGGAGATATTATCTCATTTCAGTTTCCCGCAGTTGCTTACGTAGATAATATAACTACTCCTACATATACTGTGTATGAGTACATGGAAATAAACTCTGCTGAGTGTTATTTTTCAAAAATATCACAAAATCAAAGTTTACATAGTAATAGAGATTATGAGGTTGGAATTGTTTATATGGATGATTTTGGTCGTTCCACTACGGCTCTTGTTAGTCAGTTTAATACTGTTCACGTACCATGTAGCTCATCAGATAAGAAGAATCGCATATTTATTGAGATACCTTCCACACCTGTTCCGCAGATAGCGCCTTATTGGGCTACTCGATATAAGTTTGTGATTAAAGCAGACAGGGATACATACGAAACTATATATACTAATATTTTCTTTGTAGACCCTGAAACGGGAAATGCTTATTTTTATTTAGAAGGTGAAAATGCTAGAAAAGTAACTCAGGGAGACAGGCTTATTGTCAAACGCGATTCTCAGGGTCCCACAGATGTATGTTCATATGCAACTGTTCTTGAAGTTTCATCTCAAGCTGCTGACTTTATTCAAATACCAAGCCCATCAAATCCTAGTGTAAATATACCAATCCCTAGCGGAGTATATATGAAAGTTAAACCTAATGATTTTAGTGCTGTATTTAACGAAAACTCATATATATCTGAAGGTGTAATATCTAATGTTTCTCAAGTAAACAATCAAGCCCCATTTATAGGATATCCAATGAACATTGAAGACCCAACAACACCGGGTTTTTATGTAGATTATGATGTTCCTCAGGGAACAATAATAAAGGTTAAACTTACTTTTAAAAGAGGAGAAGAGGGAGATAGCAATCAGAACTGTGAGGCTAGAATATATACTCTTGAAAAGAATTTTATTTCTCAGGGCAACTATACTGATATGTATCAGTGGTTTGTTAGTGACAATATTGGTAATGCTCTTGACGATGGTGTTTCTTGGGTAGGACCTGACAATAACCCTACTACAAATTGTCCTATTCAAAATATATCAAGCAATGTATTACTTACAGGAACAACTTCAAATCAGTTACCAACAGGGTTTCCTACACCAACTACGTGTGTAAACTACTATCAGTTTTATAGAAATACTGCTAGCAATCAGTTATTATTCTATATGTCAGGAACACCTAAATGCGGTATAGCTCAAAGGACTTCATCAATTGAGGCTGAGTTTCAAATATATCGTGCAGATTCATTGTTTATATTTGAGACAGAGCCTAGTGATTCACTGCCTGATGTATTTTTTGAAAACGAATTGTCTTTTGAGATTAACTCACTTGGAGAGCACCAAGGAAATATACAAAACCAAAATTTGACCCTAGGTACACCTGCTGTTATTGACACAGGATTCTTTAATTGCTATGCATTTGGTAATGGAGCTGAGAGCTATAAAATTTTAGATTCTATTAAGGGCAACTATATAATGCTCGGAAATAGGGTTACATCAACTTCAGCTGAAGACTATCGTGCTATTAGAAGGTATTCAGATATCACATATAGTGGTATATATAACAATGAGAGCAACGTAAATAAGTTAAATGAGTTCAACCTAGGACTGATTAATTTTAAGCAGTGTGAGCGCTCATTTGGTCCTATATATATATTAGATGCTCGTCAGACCGATGTGCTTACATTGCAGGAAGATAAGATATCATATGTACTTGCAGGCAAGAACTTATTATCAGATGCTGCCGCAGGTGGAGCTCTAACGTCAGTACCTGAGGTATTAGGCACTCAGATTGCTAGGGCCGAAAAGTATGGTATCTCATTCAATCCTGAGAGCTATGTTCAATGGGGACAAGACAGATACTTTACAGATGTTAAGCGTGGCGCTGTCATTAACTTAAAGGATAATGAGACAGGAATGAGTCAGTTGCAGGTTATATCTGAGAATGGTATGAGTACTTGGTTTAGAGACCTATTTAATACTGACTTTGATACTCAAAAGCTTGGTGCTTATGACCCTTACTCTGATGAGTATGTCTTAAGCTCAAATAATCAATTAATACCAACTATAAGTGAATGTTTATCTTGTGGTACAACTCAAGAGTTTGTGCTATCAGGTAGTGAGAAGATTACGGAGTATTGTGTTAATCTTGGCAACTTAGTTGGCGATGTAAACATAGTCTACAATGTAACTAGTATAGACCCACTAACTGAGTCATTTGAACTTACTGCTGACTACAATGGGACAATATATACCACAGGTACAACCACTACAAGTGGCACATTAACCATAAATAAAGACAGTATTCCTGTTGAGACTGTAGATATTCAAATAAGCTCAGTAGGTTCTGTTGTACTAGAAGTAACAGTTAACTGTCCTGAAGCAAGAACAATAACAGTATTTGAGGTTGTATTGACTGCAAACGTAGATGCAGGTCAAAGTATTGTTTCTCAATGGAGGTATACTGATGGTTCATACACAGGCTCACTTCAGAGTAACTTAGTAATATTCTCATCAGGAGTAAATCCTATTGTTTCTAGGTACAACTCAATATCAGGACCTCAGGGAGCTGCAAATATACCTACTGACGGAAGTACTGTTAGAATGATTTCAAATAAGGCATTCCCAACAAACTTTGATTTTGATACCACTCAAAATAAGTTTAGATACCTAAGGACAAATACATTATACAATAACAACTCAGTTGAAATTAATGCATTAGTAGCTGCATCATCTATTGGTACAACAGCGGGTGGAGGTACATACTACTATGCAGATGTTCCTGCGGGAACAAATGATAATTATTTATATTTAATTTGGGATTTTAGAGACTCTGTTCCTACTGACCTTTGTTGGTCAGGAAACCCGCTAGATGTTGACTACGTATGTTGTGACTGTGAACCTTGCTCAGACCCTT